TATAAATTGTAAAATTAACGTACATAAATTACTAATTTAGACGTAAAACAAAAAAACTTATGTAGAAATTTACCGAGTATTTTTTTCAATATTTTCATGTTATGACTTTCTAGGTAAAAGTAATGCTGTTTCAAATGGTTCTATTTTTGGAGTTTCGTGAAATTCTCCCTCCCACCATTTATCTTCTTTTTTTGCGTTTTTTGATATTCCAACTTTAGTTAATTCTTCTAATTCATCATAACCACATTCATATCCAGTAACAACAACTCTCATTTCTGGATCTTCCTGTGACAATTTTTCAATTAATTCTTTAACTTTCATGGTTTAATTTTTGTGTTATTAATTTTATCCATTGTATTCTAGATATTTGTTTATTATCAAGAATAGAAAAAGCATAAGATGAATTTTCTTTATAATTTCTTTTTATCATCTCCGCTTGTTCTTTTCTGGATTCTATTTTCCTAATATCATGGACCATGTTCAGTATATTGTCAATATATTTTTTTGTTTTCTCTCCTGCACCACAAATTTTTTCTATTTCGTCTTTTAATTGTAATGCTATTTCAAAATCAAAGTCTGTTTCTATCTTTTCATAGAAAGCTTCACATGGTGGCATTTCAGAATCAACATAATATTCAATTAAGTTGTTTTGTGAGTTCAGTTGTGATTTAACTCTATGGCAAAATAAATACCAATCAGATTTTAATTTAATTCTATTTTGTCCGTTGTTATACGATATAACAATTCCCTCTTTACCTTTCCAATGTTTAATAGTTTCTGATATTTTATAAAGATCATTAGTATCTAGAAAGTTATATGACTGTGGAGTTGGCATCTGACCAATTTTTCTCCATATATCAACCAAATCAGATGAAGAAACAACACACATTCCGTTTTTGTTTATAGCACCAATAAGATAGAACTCTATTTGTTGTGGTCTAACAACAATAACATTATTGGGTGTTACAATTTCAAACAAAAGACTAAGGTGTTGATTTTCTTTTAAGAAATCAACTACGTTTGGATATTTTTCTGGTAGCAATTCAAAATCTTTAGCATTTTCTTGAAGAGTATAGGAAACCGTTCCTCTCGTTCTCATAGAGAACTGACCATTAACATAGTCTGCTATAAGAAGAGAACCATCTATCTTATCTTCAAGTTTCCAATCTTTAAAATCTTCTGGAGTCGGATAACATTCTGGTTTTTCTCCATAGTTAAAAAACTTAGGAAAACCAGAAGATAAAACATTACCTTCTTTGTCTGTAATCAAAGAACGATAAAATAAATTATTCTTATTCCACTTTGCATCTATTTCTGGTGTTATTAAATAACAATCCAGACCGCAAAACTTATTTGGAACGATATTAAAATATCCTTCTTCTGTTGGTAGATGTACTTTCACTTAAAGTTTAGATTTATTTAAAGCATCGTAATACTTTAAATTCTCATCTTCATGGTGTCTAGCTATTACGTTTGCAATTTTTTTGGAAGTCGTGTGTTCTTTCTCAACGTTCTCTCCCTTTTTAATTTGGTTTTTTAAAATCTTCTTTGTTTTATCTAATGGAAGATTTAACTCTTTTGAATGTTTTTTTACCAATTCATTTTCTGATTTTGGTTTTTTTAAACCAGTAAGAATTGATTCAATTTTTTCATCATATTTTTTCATATTGATATTTACCGCTATTCACGATACTCCCAAAGTTCATTGATATCTAAAAGTTTAGATACACACCCATTTACTCTTTCAGTCCAGCTTGAATGAAAATGTCCATATAAATGTAGACTTGGACTACATAGTTTAAAGATTTCATCCATGACCGCTCGTTCATCGGTTAAATCTTCTAGTAAATACGCATCTTCCCTTGCCCACCCATATACCATTTCATTAAATTGTTGAGGAAAGCAATGTGATGGGGCCGTATGGGTCACTAGAATATCAACCTTTTGACAGGATTCTTTATTGAAAACAACGCCCTCGTCTTCCCAATAAGAAACTCCAACGGTTCTTCCCGTTCTATCAATAGATACTGCACCCCCAATCAATTGAATATGTTTAGAATTATGTTCAAAAACCGAGTAATCCTCGATTAATTCAAAATTATCCAAACATATTCTATCATTTCCTTTGAATGCCGAAGGATCATCATGGTTTCCACGAATAGCATAAAAATTAATATTTCTTTTTTGAAATTGTTCACTTAGCTTTTCGTAAGTAGTCAAATCTTTATTTGGATTAAACCCAACACCCAAATCGCCAACTGAAATAATATTTGTGTTTGAAATATTTTTTGAATTTATATTATGAATAAGATCAGGCCAATCACCGTGATTGTCACCTAAAAATAATATTTGTTTATTACCATCCAGATTCTTCGTCATCATTAGTTTGATATATTCTATACTGTTTTATCTCTTCTGTCAATATTTCTTTTAAACGAGCTAATGCAAGTTCGTATGTATCACATTCTTCTTCGATTTCATCTACAATGTATCCATGATGACAAACTAAATATTTTGGCGGAAATCCATAACTCCATTTAGTTTCTATATACCAATGACAATCTCGATCTTTATGATGGTCTTTTCCTATTAATACATACCACTCGTCAGTTAAGTCTGTAATTTCTTCAATAATTGTTTTCATATATTTAACTTATACGGCTTATCAACAATCACATAATATGTTCCAGAAACTTCTTCAATTCTGTAGCTAGATCCTTTGGGTAAAGGTTTATTTTTAAATGCTTTATCTACAACTTCCCAAACCGGTTTATAATCTTTATTTTTAATAAGTTTATCAATTTTGTCCTGATACCTCTGTGGAATCCTAAATTGCTTTTGGGGTTTCCAATATCCGTGAATTGGGTCTAATACTTTCGCGTTAGGAATGCGAGAAATATTAAGAACACCATCTCCATCCACACCCATATCTCGATAACCGTCATTTCTGTGATAATTCAAATACTCTTCTATTGCTTTCTTTATCTCCCAAGCAATAGTTCCTCTTATCATTTCTTTACACCCTACACCAAAGGATGAATTAGGATGATCAAGATGAGGTCTATTTTTTTTAGACTTCCAATCTTCGCTTTCTTCTACAATTTCTCCACGATCATCATACTCATTACCATATTGATCATAGAAACTACCATATTGATCATAGAAACCACCATTACCATCATATTCCCGTTTTGCATTAGGGGGAAATGCATGGTATCTTATAGTATTTTCAATATGCTGACCCTCGTCATATGTAAGACCTCTGTCCCAATATACCTCATCCATAGCCATTTTAATTTGACCGGATTGAAGCCGAGAATAAGTTTCTAAGGCCGAGATTAGAACGAATAGGTGTCTTTTATCAAATTCTATTGAAATTCTTTCAGATTTTTTCTTTTTCATCTTTATTGTTTATGTGTTTTCTTTTGAAAGAATCGAGATTAAAATGATGTTTTGCTATGTTATAAATGGTGTTTGTCTGCATCGCAACACCACATTGCATTGTATATTGTTTGAGTGCATTTACATCTCCATTAACGTAATATTCTTTATGTAATCTTCGCATTCTTCTATTTTGAGCTAATACGTCTTTACCCAAAAAAACTACAAACGCAGAAATATCATCTTCCCAATTTTTGAATATTTTCATATATCACTTATATTATAAATTTTCTCCTTCGTCAAGTATTACTCTATCTTTTAACCAAGCACACAAAGCCCAGTGATAATATGTGTAGTTGGGATCTCCTTCGTAATGAAAAAACGCATGACCCAAATCATATTGAATTTGTTTCATAACTTTATTTTTAATTCCTTTTGGTGCTCTACTTTCCAACATCCAAGAGTCCAAAAATACTTTACAATCCATTCCAAAGTCCCATGTAAAATATGCAAGATGATTGTGACGATCTACATGGTAGATATCAATATAAATTGGTTCTTTGCATTTTATTATTCCAAGTTCGTAAATTGTATCTGGTATTTTAAGTTTCACAATAAATATTATTATCTTTTAAAGAAAAAAGTCAATATGAAATTTCCAAGCTTTAGCACAATTTACGTACAATATGCAACATATTTAAGTTTTAACATATATCGAAATAGCGATAATTCTTTGTTAGGAACATTGACAAGAAATCCAAAATATACATATGATTTATCTTTTGCTACTGGAAAAGAATCTTTAGTATCAACTACACCATCTTTATGTAAGGACGTGTTTTTAGCTAAAGACTGTTTAAACTCATCAGATTCTTCGGACTCTTATTAGTACTCTAAAAATATTGGTGTGTTTTTACCAACATAAGCACCTTCAACATTAAATTGAAAATATTCCTCTGCTTCTTCTTCTGTCATATCTTCTGTTAATATTTTAATACACTTAGAACGATCATAAACAGCTACTGGATTTCCAAACTGTCTTCCGATACCAACAAAAGCATCTTCAAATCCATCCGCCAATAAAACTTCTTCGTCGTCGTGTAGACAATTTTCTAAAATTTCATTCATCATATTTTATTATTAAAAAAACGGAAGCGGTAGGATTCGAACCCACGGGAGCTTTTGACTCCTCTTGATTTCAAGTCAAGTGCAATAGACCAACTCTGCCACACTTCCAAATGTTTTATAATTATATTTAAGTTTTACAAAATGTCAACAAAAAATAAACCCCTTTCAGGTTGGTAGCCCAAAAGGGGTTTGGTTCGACTCCGCAGAAATAATTTACTAACTTTTATATCTTTTTTTTCTACCCTTTCCAATATTTTTTGCTTTAAATGTTGGTAATATAGAATCACAATTATTACAAATTATTCTAAAATTTGATATTTCGTTATTTTGAGAATTACCATCAATATGATCAGAAACTAAAGGTATTTTTAAACCTTGCCATTCTGATAAATTACACATCATACATTTATGACCATGTTTATGAATTAAATATTTTTTAATTCTTCTTCTTATATGTGCTTCACCGTACTTTACATAATCACCAGATTCTATTTGTTGTATAATTCTATCTATTGTTTCGTTTTCAAATTTTTTTCCTTTGTTCCATGCTACCGAACCTGTCTGCCCACCAGCTTTTGGTGATCTATGTCTTTTGTTTGCATTTGGATTTTTCTTGCAACATTTCATATGAGAAATTAAAGATCCTTTATTTAAAATTAAAAGATCACAATAAACACAATTATTACCATCAAATTTTTCATATGGTTTTCCACATCTTTTGCCATTAATATGTTTATGAAAAGACGATAATGCGATTTTTAATCCACACTTTGGACATTCTTTAGTATTTCTTTTAACATTCATAAAAAAACAACTGGTATAATTAAAATGGAGCCTGAGATCGGGTTCGAACCGATGACCTTCGCTTTACAAAAGCGTTGCTCTACCACTGAGCTACACAGGCATAAATTGGCATCGCTACGGAGAATCGAACTCCGATTACATGGATGAAAACCATGTGTCCTAACCGTTAGACGATAGCGACATTGGTGCAGAATGAGAGAATCGAACTCTCAACTAAAGTTTGGAAAACTCCCGTTTTACCATTAAACTAATTCTGCTGTAAGTTATTTTGTATTTTCAATAAATTTTTTGTTTTTATTCAAATTTTTATCGTCTATGGTAACAATCCCCGATTCGACTTCTCGATGACAGTTAGCACATAACAATATACATTTTTTAGCTTCTTCTAGGAGAGTTTTATATCCTTTTGTTAATCCTTTACCACCAAGCCCATATTCTTTTTCATTTGGGTTTAAATGATGAAAGTCTAATGCTCCTATATATTTTGAATAATTACATAATATACATTTGCCACCAAAAACATTAACTAATTTTTCTTTAACTTTTCTTCTTCTTTTAGAAACATTGTTAGATCTACATTTTTTACATCTATAAGAATTTCTACTTGGTTCTAGAATAAATTCTGTTTCACCGTGATATTTGCATTCTTTAGTAATATATTTTTCTTTCATATATTAATACTTATCTTGGTAGAACACTTTTTACTATACCGTTTTAAATTTAAACTGGAGTGGTTGGGATCGAACCAACGACACTTCGCTTAACAGGCGAACGCAACTACCGCTGTGCTACACTCCAATATAAAATGGTGGGCAGTGCTGGACTCGAACCAGCGAACTCCGAAGAGAGGAGATTTACAGTCTCCGGCAATTGCCGCTATGCGAACTACCCAAAAATTAGCGGGGGTGAGAATCGAACTCACCTAAAGATGCTTATGAGACACCCCAATTCCCAGAATTGTACCCCGCAATAAAAACTTCGTTTGATGAATGGCTGTGAAGACTCTCGAAACACCTTATTAAGCACCATTTCATTTTCGAGGCAATGATCTACAAATAATTTTGTAAACACCAAACAAATTGTTTAGATTTTGCATAATAGTTCTAATTATACTTGAACTATTTTACATTTTCTAATCAAATGGTGGAGATGACGGCATACGATAGCCGTGTCCAATGAACTTTCATTTCACAATTCTTCACATGTTTGGATATTTTCGATATTATAAGGATATCATAGTATATCTACTTTCCTACAAATAGTAACGACATTTGTTATCGTGGATAATTTACTTTTACATTGAAGCTACCCGACAACTCAAACCCCTCTGCAATTCAAAACGGATTTAGAGGATTACCGTTAGGTCTTTAAGCGGCGAGTGCGTAAGACTCTTCTTCAATGCCACCGAGGAACTCGTCAGCGTTGTTGAAGATGTATTCAGCTTCGGCTAAAAGATCAGACATATCATCGTCTGCATTTAGTTTTCAATCGATTTTTTAGAAGGCCATCGATTAACCTTCACATGCATTGTGGAATTAGAATCCAAAGTCGAATCCTTTCATCCCCATAAATTTTTCAAAGATCAGTTATTCGAATATATGTCGAATATTTATTGTGTATTAAACTTACCACCGAATAGTGGATTTGTCAATCAATATCGTTGTAAAATTGAATTTAACCTATCAATTAAAGTTTTAATTGCTTCTTTATAGGTTTCGCTATCAAGATCAAAAACATGAGGCTGAATATCATTCAGTATGTCATGAACTATTTTCCTAACATTAACACCAGAATCTTCTTCATTAGATACGCTTGGGTTATATTTCAATCCTAGTGGATCTCCATCAAGACCAAGTGGATCTTCTTTCCACCCTTTAACAAATTCACTTTCGGAAAAAATCCTAAGGTATAACTCTTCTAATAAAACTTGATCTTTGTTTTTCATTTTTGAATTTCTTCTATGAAAGCTGGCATATTATGACTACCGAAATCTTTCAATATAATTTTAATTGCATTTGCCAATGTTTTATAATTCATTTCGGGATTAATTACATTTATATTTTTTTCAATATAGTCAGCAAGAGTTTGTGCTTCGATCATTTGTTCTTTAGTCAAAGGTTCGTCTTTTGTTTGTTGGGTATAGATGTCTTCTACCAAAGTCTCTAATAAAATATGATCTTTGCTTTTCATAAATTAATGTCCGTAATTATAACCAAAATATGCTTTTCTTCCACTAGTAAGATTTGTTGGAATTTCTTTGTTATCTGCATATCCACAGCATCCCTGATCTTTTATTTTATTATAAAGACTTTCTGTTTTTGGATCTCCAACAAAAGCCATTCTTAAATTGTCAGAATACTCGTCTTTTTCCATGTACTTACGAGCATAAGAAATCGCTTCCTCTCCAAAGGTTTTTATCATATAATGATAATATCCATTATATGTTGAAAGATCTTGATTTGAATCATCTTCTAAATTTCTTGGATCTTCATCTTCTGGAAATTCTTCTCCCATACCAACTTTTGAAAGTTCTTCCATTTCTGGATCATTGGGTTGAAACTTTTCATTTTCTGATAAAGTTTTTAAGTATGCTTCTTCCAATAATTGTTGATCTTTGCTTTTCATTTAAAGATTTGCTAAAAATTTAGATTGATTTTTTAAAATGCGTTCAATTTTTTTATCAAAATAGCTTTTAATATCATCTGTTACATCACCTTCAACTAAACCAGAATGTTCTTGTTTAAATTTAGAAACCATTTCAGATAAATTTTTTTCTATGAAATTATCAATAGTGTTTCCTATGTTTTTAAATTTTTCATTTGAATCTATAATAGAATTAACTGCATTCATTATTTCTTCATATTGTGCTCGACTTTCTTCCGGTGAAAGAATATTATCATCCTCTAAATTTCGAGGATCTTGATCTTCTGGAAACTCTTCTCCCATACCAACTTTTGAAAGCTCTTGCATCTCGGGATCATTTGGTTGAAACTTTTCATCTTCTAATAAAGTTTTTAAGTATGCTTCTTCCAATAATTGTTGATCTTTTGTTTTCATAAATTTATTTATTCAGCAGCGGCTCTTGCGGAGTTAGCCATAGCACCCATACCAGTTTTAACAACTCCTAGATATGCATTATGAAAAATGTTGAGAGCTTCTCCTTCCATATCAGCAAGTTTTAAAATTTGTTCGCGGCCTCTCACTTTCATAGCAGCATCTTGACATTCCGTGCGCACCACTTCACAAATTTGTTTAGCTGATTTTAAATCTCCTTTAGCAACAGCTTGTCTCATCATATCTAATACTTGATCGAATTCTTTTCTTGGTATCAAATCCTCTACTGTAATTTTTTGAGATTGTTCGATTCCTTGAACTGGTTTATCAACATCAGCAGCTTTTGCATTATTTGAACCCAATAAACTAGAAGCTGCTAAAGCAGCAGCAGTTAAAGCACCTTTAAAGTTAATTTTTTCATCTATTAAAATTTCATTGTATGCTTCTTCTAATAAAATTTGATCTTTTGATTTCATTCAAATATACTTACAATAAAAAAATTAAAAACCAGAAAGTTCTTCATTGGCTACCGAGTTGTGATCCCGCTGGACGAAGTTTACTTGTTACCCTCTGCCTAATCGAGTCTGGTTGATAGGTCCGCAACGGTGAGCTTTTTAAGAACAGCACAGCACACTATTCCCGTCCGACTCTATCAAATTTCAAAAATCTTTTTCCGATTTTGTGTTCGTGGATCGTCACCCACCTATTGGATCATCGGGAACCAACTCTTATAAAAACTATATATCTATTTTATAAAAATGTCAACAATTATATGTCTTCGTGGTTTGGTTCATCTGGATAAAAATCATATCTGTCATTATCTATATCAGAATCAACATCAGCATAAATAGCTGATTTAATTTGACTTAATATTTCTTTATCAATTGTTTGCAAATCTAACTTTATATTATCATCTATTGTGGGGTCATATTTCCACACTCCAACAATATCTATTTCTGGATCATCATAAAATGTCCCATGTGGCTCAACGCTTCTGCTTAATTCAACATCATAAGAAGCGGAATAAACATCATCTCCAATTTGGATTTCATCAAGAGTTCTAGTGTTAGAACCACCAGTTCCACCTTTTTGAATTTGAAATCCGGTTCCTAAATTTTCATTTAAAATTTTAGAATATGCTTGTTCCAATAGAATTTGATCTTTGTTTTTCATTTTAATTATTTATCATGAAACATTGCATATTGTAATTTATCTTCACTTAAAGTTACTCTTAACCATTCTTTTGCAATAGATTCTGGATCATTTTTCCATGCACGGAGTCTCATACTTTTCCAAAACCTATCCCACCCCCATAATTTATTTTGGCCTGGTGGATACATGTATACACATATTGCATGACCCCATTTATCAGTGTATATACCTAAAACATTTGCGTCTATTCCCTTTTCCTTTAAAGATTGTGTCATTATTATTGCTTGTGGTAAGCAATCGTTTCCATACTTAAATTGTAGTTTATTACTAACCAATGGTGGATGTGTAACACAACCAAGTAACAAAAAACACAAAAACAATAAAATAAAAAGTCTTCCCATACTAGTTACTTACACCGAATTTTTCACACAGTATATTAACTAAATAATACAAGTCATCTGAAATTTTACTATATTGGTTTACGTATTGTCTGGTATCACTCTCCAGACCATATTCACCGTATGGATCGTTTGGTTCAATATCTTTAGAAAAATCTTCTTGTGGTTGTTTTTCAACTTTATCATCTATTTTTTGTAAAATTAAATTCAATAAAAAAGCATTAACTTTTTGCGTTTTTGTTGATTTTACAAATTCTTCAATATCTGATTTTTTAAATTTTCCTTTTAATTGGAGAAATGGATTTATATATTCTTCGAAACAATATATAGGGAGATATAAATGTGCAACATAAGCACAATCTTTAATCACGTGGTATGCTGATTTGTTTTGAATTGTTATTCCATTTTCTGGATTTTGACTAGCCTTATAAGCTGGCTTATAAAGTTTTGCTAATTTTTCAGTACTATTATCAATTATGATTTCAAGAAATTTCATCGTTTAATAGTTTATTGTATTGTTTTTCTAAGTCAACAAGTTCTTCTTCAAGTTCATTTAAAACCTTTAAAAGACGAGAACATTCTTTTGGATTATTTTTATATGCATCTAAAATTTCATCTGCATCAACTTTTAAACGTTCTTTCATTTCTTCAATCTCTTGGAGATCGGTATATATTCCGTGATCCATATTATCGAATAACTTTCATACCACCTGTTTCAAGATTGGTTACTCTATAAATTCGATCTTCTGGATCTGGATAGTATTTGCTATATTTTGCATGATATGTCTTTACATCCTCCCTTGTTTTAAAAGGAGACAACATAACTTCTTGCCAAACACCGGAGGTGTATATTTTTCGTTCTAGTTTATACATATTAGTCTTTATAGTTTCTATTGATTAGTTTAAACCCCAATGGTCGGCGTGATTCAAATGATCTTGGATAAGAAAATGGACGAACTACTATTCCTTCACCAACTTGTCCACTGTCGTATCTTTGTTTATCTGCCAACTCTTGAAGTTTCTGTAGAGGATTCTGCCACAATTTTATTGTAGATGCAACATCTAATTTTGCAATTAATGGAACAATGTCACATTGAAGTTCATTCTTACAGAATTTTTCCATTGTTTCATAGTCCATGTAATCTGTATCGGTTTTTATTTGGAATACAAATATTCTATTGTCGATAAGTTTCATTGTATTTTTTTGTATTCCATTACCAACTAATTCACCTTGGATTACACCGTTCCAACCTTCGGGTATGTTTAATTTTCTGGCACATCTCCAGAACAATGATTGCTCTGTGTCTTTCTTTGAAAGATTTCTACTACATACTTGAGTGATTGCACCATCTTCAACTACAATCGTAACACTACTACCATCCAGCTTTTGTGTTATTGTGATGTGAGTATCTGCTTCCAAAACCTTTGAAACCAGTTCTGGATCATTTAATCCATTATCCTCATCGGTCTTGGATATTAAATGCGTTGGGAATGATCCTGCGTCTTCACCAGAAAGGTTGGCAGGGGTTTCTTTGATGTATTTAGTAACACCAAGTAGTGTAGTTAAATCTTCTCCAACAACACAAGTAGCTGTGAATTGTGATGGAAATTCTGATAAAGGAATAACAATACCAGATGAGTATTCTCCACGGAGTTTTATATTTTTAACTCTTAATGGTTTATCTGGATTTTTGGGATCAACTAAAAATTCAGACCACGGGAGTTTTGGGACAATACTATCAATGGTAATAAACACAACACTATCTCCTTCTTTATGTATTCCACTTTTAACCACTACTTGCCAACCCAATACCTCGGCAATATCCAAAGAGTCTGCGTTTGGGTGTTTGCGTATGTTTTTGATTATTTCAATTGATGCTAGTTTCATACTGCATCAAAAATATCATTTCAGTCAATGACTGTCAATATGTTTCTTTTTAAAATTTTCAAATTCTTGAATTTCTCTATCAACAATTTTTTGTAAATCTTTTATTTGTAAATTATCTTGATTGGTTTGGATTAAATGCATTATTCCAAAAATTCCAAATGCAATAAAAATAAATGTTAAAACACTAAAAAGTTTGTTCATAATCATACATATTTATTTCAAATTGTAAATATTAAACAGTATATGCTTAATTTTAAAAAATATTTCAAGATGATTAATGAAAGTCCAACCATAATAAGATATGGAACTAGGAATATTCCAATGGATGAATCGGTTATCACTTTTATTATTTCTGAATATGAATTAGACCGTCGAAGATATTTTGATTCTTATATTTTCCAAACAACAAATTCAAAACTTCCAAAACTGTTTCATGTTGATAGTGCATTTAAGATCAAAGATTCTTCATCTCTCACATCACAAACAAAAATAATGTACCACGACAACATGGGACATGTTTTTAATTTAGATATGGGGCTTGATGCAGAAGAAGAATATGTTAGAGGTAGACTTTGGATTGATCCAGAAAATAAAGCAAGAATGTTGGTTTCAATGTGGACACATAGACAAGATTTTGATAGGAAGTTTAAACCTTTTTTTGAAAAATTAATTAAGAAAATTATTCCTAGTGCAACTGAATTTGAGTATGAACATTATCTTTCAAATTCAAAAGGAATAAATTTTGCACCTGACAATACGACCGTAGTAAAACAAACACAGATTGATAAATGGAAAAAAGAAAAAGCAGACCTTGACGCCGAACGTCATCTTGTAACTGGAGTTGAGAGAAACGTGGTAACGTTAAAAATTCAAGATTTGAATAAAAAACTTGGAATCAAAGAAGACCCTTTCGAAGCAATGAAAGCTACCAGAACACAAAAAGCACCATCTTGGATAAATCGAGTTGGGGATTAATGGTGGGAAATATAGGACTCGAACCTATGATAGTCACGATGTAAACGTGATGCTTTAGCCACTAAGCTAATTTCCCATGGTCGGGCATCTCAGTACCGCCCTGAGTGTCTACTGGTCCCAAACCAGTCGGATTACTTTCTTCCTCATGCCCGTAAAAATATATTAGTATATTTTTTTAAAAAAGCAATAAGGGGGTTATTAACGACTTGCTTTTGGTTTTGGTTTTGGTCCTTTTCCAGCTGCTCCAAGTTTAAATGGTTTTGGTGCTGGTTTTGGTGCCGCAGCTGGTTTTGGTGAAGCTGTTGGTGTAGGTGCTGGTGTTGCTGGTGCAGAAAAATCTGGGTTGTCTTTAGCTTTTTCTTTATCTTTTGATTTTCTCCATTCGTCTGTGATTTTATTTTGAACTTCATCACTAACGTTTATTGGTTGTGTTGAACCACCGGAAAGTAATTTTTCCCATTTTTTAGAAGCATCATCAAACTCATAAGTGTTTCCACCAATAGGAACAGAATCGCCACCCTTTGGATTTTCTAATGCTTGTCCTTGTTGTCCTGTTGCGCTTAATCCACCACGACTTTCAATAAATTTATTTAACATTCCAACGAGTTCGTTTTTATCTTCTGGTGAAAGTTTTGTTCCGGCTGGGATTAATCCTAGAGATTCTATGTTTTTTACAGTTTCATCAGCAATTTTAGAAATAATAGATTGCTGTTTACCCATCTGATATGATTTAGTAAATCCTTCTGATCCACCTTGTGTGAAAGCTTTAAGACCTTGCTTTACCGCTCCACCCAAAGCACCAAGTCTTGCTCCAGTTCTGGCTAATACACCAGCTTCATCTAATTGCTCTCTGTTTGATGAGACAACTTGTGCATAGGCTTCAAATAAATTTATATCGTCTTGTTTCATATTATATATTTACACCTTTTTATTTACATTACAATAAAAAATAAGTCTCTGGTGCTCAAGCAAAGACTAAAGAAACTTAGTCAACCTTAATATCTATATTATAGACCTCCGGTTGTTTTACGGGGACGATCACTCGCAATAAACCATCCACGTATGTTGATGTGATGTTTTTAGCATCTGTGTTTTCATTCAAGACAAATGAAAGACTACCTTTACGTTTGCTTATTCCTTTTTTGACATAATAAACGTTTTTCTCATCTTCTTTATCTTCTTTAAGAACATCAATGTTTAAATGTCCATCTCGAACTTTAACATCGATATTATTTTTTCCAACACCAGCAAGAGCAACTTCTACAATGTATTTGTCTGCTCCTCCTTCGGCATTTTTAATCGCCTTTATGTTGTATGGGTAAACGGCATTCTTAACCTCGAATGCTTTTTCCCAATCGGTTACTACTGTGTTTAGCCAATCATCGTTGAACAAAGCGGGTAATTGGCTGAATACCCTCTCTGTGGACGAATAATGTCCAGGTGTGTATGTTGTTATGTTTGTCATATATTTTCTCCTTTTAAGCGAGGTATATGTTTGTCTAGCCTTTGTGAGCACCAGAACTGAAAAATATTTACCTTAACTGGGTAAAAAATTCAAGAAAAATTATTCTTGTGGATTTTTTTTATATCCTCTTTCGATATACAAAAGACGATCATTGATATTGTCTAATTGTTTTTGATAGTTTATCAATAAACCATTATATGCTTTAAGTTGTTCAGTATATGCTACTTGTTGATTAATTATTGCATCTAATTTTGATTGTGTAACTTCAAATCTATTTCTGCTGAATTCGTCTTGCTTTTTATCGTTCTCAAATTGTTTTTCTATATATTTTGAAAAATTTTCTTGGTGTACATAATTGGCCGATAACCAAGTTGTATAATAACCAATGGAAAGAAAAATCAATAACATGAAAATTGGGCGCAAAATTAAGTTTATAAACGACTTATGTTTTGTTTCAAATTGTTCCAAAAAGTCAACTAGATTACCTTTACTGCTCATGATTGTTTGTGTTTAAATAATTATCAAATTTGTATTACAAATAAAAAAAAATATTTGACATTTTTTCAAAAGGAAGCATGATTGGTTGAAACTATGAATATAGACCAAGCCAAACAATCAAAAATCAATCAAGTCTTGAATCTCTATAAGAAGGGATTCTCTAAAACTGAAATCTCGGAAAAGACAGGTGTTCCGAGATCAACGATTTTCGATTGGATCACAGGTAGAAAGAAAACCACTAAAGTAAAAACAACCATCATCGAAGAAGAATCTTCATACGATGAAAACGATAATCCAATTGATATCATAACAGAACAAGAAACAGATATTATAGACGATGTTCCTTTAATTTCAAATTTATCTAAATACGACGAAGAAAAAATCAAAGAATTTATTTCAAACATTAGGTGTGTACAATACCCTGCTCCACCAAAACCAAAAACATACAGTTCTCCAAATAGAATTGCATTGGTTATTGGTGATACACATTTCGGTGTTGAGTGCTGGGACACTCTTAATATCTTTTTGCAAACAGTTGATGAGCTTAAACCAGAAAAGGTTATTTTAAACGGTGATACAGTAGATCTATTGTCTATTAGTAGATATTCAAAAGATCCTAGACATACCCACACTTTGAATGATGAAATTATCGCATACCATAAGTTCTTAAAGATTTTGCACGATATCACAGAACCATATCAAACTGAAATCATAGAGACAAATGGAAACCATTCCGGCAACGGTGTTGAGGGTCGTTGGTGGCGATATATTTCATCAAGTGATGACATTAAGCAACTTCTTTGTATCCCTACAATTGCCGAAGGATTGTCCTATTCAAAGGTATTTCATCCACATGAAAGTTGGTCTAGAATTAAACTAATCGATTCAAATGAAGATGAAGAATCTATTGTTGAACTTCCGGATGGGTTGTTTGTAATGCACGGTGATGTTGTTAGAAAGAATGGTGGATTTTCTGCAAGAGGAACATTCGAGAAGCGTTATGCATCTACTATCACAAACCACACACACCGAATTGGTTCTACGTGTCAGAGAATTCCTAGAATTGGTTCTAGACCGGATCAAATAATTAAAAACTATGAAAATGGTTGTGCATGTAAGTTAAATCCAACTTATGTTTCTGGTGCTAACTGGCAAAATGGATTTTCAATTGTAAACTACTCGGAAGGAATTACTGGCGTTGAAACAGTTGTTGTACACAATAAAAAAGCAACAATTTGTTCACTCGGAAAAACAATAAAGGTTTGTTAATTTTTTCCAAATAAACGAAGAAACCATTCTTTGATTTTTTCAAGAATGGTTTCTTTTTTATCTTCTTCTTCAAGTTTTTTTATAGTCTTGTTTACCTCGACCGATAAAACATCTCTATAATACTTTCCAGAAGAATATTTCATAGAAATTATTTATCTTTATATTTTACACTAAATGGTCTTTTTAATAATTTAAAAATTTTATTTTCTTCTTTTTGTTCCTTTGGTGTATTTTCTTTTTTACTAACAAGATTGTTATATGCCAAAACCAATGAAACAGCAAGAGGATCAAAAACCAATATTATTATTATTGTAAACCACTTAACAACAGTTGAAGTATCAACATTAAACAATTGCGCAACAAATCTTAAAGTTCCAATATCAGTTGATTTCGATTCTTCTGCTTTCAAAAAAATAGTTTCTTGGTTTATCTTGTTAACATCATCGGAAAGTTGTTTTATTCTGTCTTGAGCAGAAGTAATTTCTGAATTTGCTTTATTAATAGCTTCATATGCTTGCTCTCTTGGTAATTTATAATTTCCTGCGGTTTGAACTCTTTGTTCCTGTAACAGTCTAATTTCATTTAAAGTTTCTATTCTTTTTGTTAAATTGTTTATTTCTGTTTGAGCGGTTTGTTTTTTAAGTTCTATTGATTGTTTTTGAACATCGAACATTTCAACCTTCACATGACTTTGTTGATATGCTGATGTTAAAAATCCAAAAATACCAAGAGATGTTATTCCCATTAAAAAAACAACAGCTGTTATCATATAAACCTTTAATAAAAAAGATGTTTTGTTCCAGTGTCTATGAAGATAACTAGCGGCTACTAATTTACCCAGTTCCAATGATCCAGCCATTATACAAACCGAAATAAAAGCACCAGAATATAATGTAGCAAGACCTTGTACTGAAAAATAAGCAGCACATCCAGCGACTATCAAAGCAGAAAAACCTACAATATATTTAAACATATATTATATTTAGTTTTTTTACGTATTAACGACTAATTTCTTCCCAATCCATAGAAGCAAACATACTAGAGCCGTTACTAGTATCGGTAGCAGCTACTAATGTAATTTCAAATGGAGTCTTTGTTAGATTATTTCGTTCAAGTTGAAATTTAAATAAAGCCTCTTTGAGAATATCTAAATTTGGAGAACCTTGATTAGAAGAATTTAGGAACCCACTAGCCAATATTCTACCGCCAGCGTAACTAGTTCCACTTATATTATATTCAATCGCACTATCAATTCCAGCATCTATCCAAGATCCTCCTGATGTAACTCCACTTGCTCTAACTTGCCAGTTATAATCTATACCATTTCCTCTTCCAAGCATGGAAAGAGCGGTTAGAATTACAACAGCATCTAGTCTATCTGGTGACGCTTTTAATCTAATTGAAATAATTGGATAATATGTATTAGTTGCAGCAAATGTTCTTGGAGAAGTAATTGGAATACTAATTGCTTGTTGTAATCCTCTTAGTTCATAACCGCCTTCTGAGATCACAGAAGAACATATTTGTTTCATAGTTGCTGAACCTGCTGTAGCTGCTTTGTTTGTTATTTCGCATCTCAATGGTAAAGATGCGGTTGTAATATAAGTTGAAGCAATTCTGTTGGCATGATGAAACGAATGACAATGAACAAACTTTCCATCGATTACAAATCCACAACGAACCGTTCCTACCCCTAACCATTCAACATCCATCCATAGAATTTGAGCTTTTGTAATATCTAAAGTAAATCCCGAAGGACCAGTTCCATTCAACTTGTCTATGTTCCAATCTGATTTAGGTATAATTGATTCGGTAGAAGGTGATCCATTAACCAAAGATCTTTCAACGAAACTTATAACTCCACCATCTAATTGTAAATAAATTCCATTATCAGCACCATAATAACCAACTCTTTGTCTTAAATTTGTAGAAGAGGGAGCAAAAACAAAAGTGTTTAATATGAGAAGAGATTTACCAGGCTGATAGGCGAATGCTTTTGTGGTTTCTCTGATTACCGAAGAACCAGATAGAGCATTAACCGTTAAATTCATTAATCCTTGATTTTGATTAAATGAATAAGTTCCACCAACTGCTGTTAAAGATGACCAGAGATTGTTGTCTCTATATCTATGAGAAGAATCAAAAAGAGTTAAAGGATTCGATGTTCTCATTCTCCCAAATGCATCAAAATTAGGAGATGCTGCAAAAGTAATAGGAAACCCAGCAGAAGAATCGATAGTTGCGACTATTGGATTTGTAACATTTACATTTAAAGATGATGTAGACGAAACAACAGATACGTTATTGTTATTAATGTCTTTTAGAGAAATGGGATTTAAAACATTAACAGAAGTTATTGGATTTAAAACAGTTATTCCCGTTAATTGATTAGTAATACTAACAGCAGTTAATTGTGTTGGAAAATTTAAAACATTAACAGAAGTTATTGGATTTAAAATGGTAACAGTTCCAGATACAGGAAATGTATTAGATGCTTTTACTGATACTATATTTGTTACATCTACAGAAGATATAGGGTTTGTGTTATATACTTTTAATGCACTTGTGGGTTGATGTACTGCTGCAAAATTTCCTATTCTATCTCCTATTGTAACATCATCATCTTTTGATTCTAAATCTTGTGTTATGACTCTTAATGCACCAGATCCAATGCCCACGTTTACAACATCGGCGTGTAATCCAGTAGTTGAGTCTGCTATGTGTACATTTCCTATGTTAACATCAGAAGCTGATAAACTTATTGATAAATCATCAAAGTTAGTTACATAAGATGCCTGTGCATATAAAGGTCTTGCTGCATTGTTAGCAACATTCAACCAAGAATTATTGTAACCAACATTACAATTTATTGGTGCTGAGGAGACTTCATTTTTAAGCGTGTACATCTGTACACATACTTATTAAGAAACTTACTGTTTAATTGAAACCTGTAACTCTTTCCAAGATTTAAATTTTTCAACTGCTTCTGGACATTCCCATCCAAAAAACCAAAACTTTCCTTTTCTGTATTGTGCAATTTCTAATAAACTGTTTCCGTCTTTGTCAACGTCTTTACTTTCAACCAAATATAAAAACTCTTCGACTAAACCATTGTTATTTTCATCTTTTACATTTAACATATTATTTTAAAGTGTTAATTAACATTAAACCATTTTTTGAAGAAAGTTCAACTAATTTTCCCATATATTTTTGATTTTCATAATTAAATTTAATTATGTCACCGTTTTCCATTTTAATATCTTCATTGACTTGATTATAAGAGTCTGAGTCAAAATAAAAAATATTATTTTCCTTTATTATAAAAGAATCAATTTTTGTCATTATTCAAAACATTAAAACGATCAGCCAGTTTACAGGTACAGTAAATAAAAAAATAGTAGAATATTAAAGAAATAAAACTACCAGAAAAAAGAAACGTAAATATAATAAGTGGGTCTTTTTCTGTGATTTTGTTGATCACAATTGAAGCAAAACCAACAATAGCAATTAACGGTACTATGTATTTAAGACCCATTTCTTTTATATTATTTATTATTCTTGATTCTCTTTTTGAGAATTTTTGAGTTTCTCCGCTTCTTCGTTCATTTCTTTTATTCCACCCAAAATTTCTTCTTCCATCTTTTTTCTTAATTCTACCTTTTCTTCTTCTGTCATATTATAAATATATACAAAAATATATTATTAAATCAATGAAAAAATTAAATCCGTTAATATGGGATTCGAAAGATAAACTTATTCCAAGTATAAAAAACAAGTTAATAGTCATAGCTAACAAAGTTTCAAACGACGTTGCAACAAAAGTTAAAATTAAAAACATATATTTAACCGGTTCATTAGCAACATATAAATGGACACCAGCTAGTGATTTTGATTTACATATTATTGTTGATATTTTAGAAAAACACAATGATAACACATTATCTGAATACTTGGATTTGAGGTGCAAAATTTTTAACTTGGAACACAGCATCTTTATAAAAGGATATAAGGTTGAAGTTAACATGAAAGAACAAGAAGTTTTTTTAAAAGATAAAGCAATTTATGATTTGATAAAAGACGAATGGGTTGTTTTACCAAATCCAGAAACAAGAGATTTGAATGATCCTGATGTTTTAAAACTAACAAAAGAATATCAAGGTAAAATAGATGAACTTATACATTCAAATGGTTCTATTGAAGATGTTGAAATGTTAAAAAAAGAAATCAAAGGGTTAAGAATAGATGGTCTTAAAGAAGAAGGAGAATATTCTGTTGGAAACTTGACGTTTAAAAAATTGAGAAGCACCGAATATATTGGTAAATTATTCGATTATAAAAGAAACCTTATTAACAACCAACTCTCATTGGAGAAATTTAAAGGGTTTTATAAACAAATTTAATAGTACCTTTTGATTTAATTGGGGTTAAATCTTTTTTTGGTTTATTCCAATTTATATTATCAAAATTGGAATCATAAACTTTTTTATCAACAGGTCTTGGTTTGTCTCCCTTTCCAGCACCCATATTACATTTTATTTTCAGTTTTATTATTTTCGTCTTCCAATGCTTTTTTTACAGCCATGTGATATTTTGATGAATCTTCACCATGAGCTTCAATACCAATTATTTCTGAAATCTTTTGCTTTATTTCATTTGATTTTTTCTGATAAGGAGACTGGAGTTGTGAAGCATTTTTGGTTTCTTTATATTTATTATAAATATCTCTTAATTCATTATATAATGGTTTAATCTCCGGATTATTCAAAAGAGAAATCATGTTATTTTTTTCTTTATATTTTGCAATTACTCTTAAAAGATTTGACCCACCAACAACAGCACCAGCAGCAGCAGCAGCAGTCCCAAGACCAGCCACCCAAAACGACATAGCTTCTATAAAATCTTTACCAACGGAAACATCAGCAAAAACAGATTCTTTTAATTCTTCTTCCTCTTTTGTTTTCTTCCCACAACATGGTGTTTTTTTCTTTTTCTTTTTGCATTCATCACAGCAATGTTTTTTGTGTGATTCGTTTAAAACTGAAGAATATGCTTCTTCTAAAGCCATTTGATCTTTTGTTCTCATTTATTATATTTACTTTAATAGTTTACTCAATTCAAGATTTAACTTTATTGCTGCTGCTATACTAACATGAACTAAAAGACCTTCAAATGAAATTTTAAATATTGTATCGTTTAAAACTTCACCAGATTCGTCCATAATTTCTTCAACAGAAACGTCCTTTGCAACAAAAAAATTTTTATTTCTTCTTTGTTTCTGGTTTTCTTTAACTTTCATTCTTTTGTTCCAATCCTGCTTTTTTGACATAAATATATTTATATATATTTGTTTTGGATAAATAGTGTTAATGAATTTAAAGTTATTAATAGAAAACACAATAAAAACTGTTAAGTTTAAAGTTTTAAAATTTGAATCTCTAAACGAATCTTTATGTTGTGATGAATGTAATCAAAATATACTATCGGAAGCAAAATTACAGTTAAGCGAAGAAGAACTTGCTTTTGAACAAGAACTTAAAAAACAATTACCAAAATTAAATTTATTATCAGTTTTAGCTGATTCTAAAACGCTAAAATCTCTTCATGATAAAAGAAGTGGTACGCAATATATTACTGGTGTGTTATATATTGCTCCAGCAGAAGAAGGCGGTGTTGATGTATGTGTTGGTTCTGATGGGTGTTGTAGAATAGGTTGTTTGAATACCGCTGGTGATCCAAGACGACTTGAAGGTAAACTAAAATCAAGAATTAGAAAAGCACAAGAACTACATTTAAAACCAGAATTATTTTTTACTAAATTAAAATCAGATATTGTTTTACTTAAACATTTTGCAGATGAATTTAATTTAAAATTAGCAATCCGTATGAACGGAACATCCGATTACGATTTTGGTGAAAAGATGGAAGATTTCGTTAAAGAGCAAGTTGGAAAAGGTGTTACTTTTTACGATTATACTAAAATAGTCCCTCGATATAAAAAGTATTCTCAAAATAAACTAATACATCAAACTTTTAGTAGAAGCGCATCAAACGAAAAAGCAGCATTAGATATTTTAAAGAACGGTGGAAACGTGGCTTATGTTTTTTATCAAAAAAGTGGTTTATTACCAACACATTATTTGGGATATAAAGTTTTAAATGGAGACGGAAGTGATTTAAGATTCTTGGATGATGATGAAAAACAATTTGATGAAAACGGAAATCCTATTGGTTTAATAGTTGGATTGACAGCTAAGGGATCATTAAGAGGAAGGGGTAGTATTTTCAGAGCAAAAAGAAGGTCAATAATATGGAACAAAAAACAAAAAAATCCAAAATATATTGGATCCAACGAATTTAAAAGAGATTGTATGGATTATTTTGGAGTTTCAAGTTTAAATGATCTTTTAAACAATAGAGATAAATTAAGAGAATATTTGGATTTTCAAAAACCAGACAGTAAATTATTAGAACCAGATGGTGGGTTTGAAATTATAGTTGACGATCTTAAAAAGATTAAACCAGAAGTTTTTAATCCAAATTATGAAGCATCTGATTCTGATTTTAATCAAGAAGTAGAACAACCAGTTGTTCAGAAAGAAATTAATTCCGAATCATTTAAAAATTTCTTCACAGAAGAAACAAAAAAAAGGAGATAAAGTAAAATAATGTTGTCTTTTGAAAAATATTATTTATTAGAATCACCAGAATACGTTAATAGCGTTTATGATAGAACAATGTATGATTTTGTCTATTTCATAGGAGATTCTGATGGTGTTTTTTTAGCACCATACAATACTGAAAGAGAGTCACATTCTTATGTTTTCAAAGAACTTAGGAAAAGAGGTATTATCGATAACACCTATAGTGTTGTATATCCAATAGAAAATAATTCAGATATTGTTGTTTTAGGAAATCCAAAAATAATTGATTTTAATTATTCTGGAATCATTTTACCAAAACAAGAAGATGTTGATTCTACGTATATATCATATTGGACGAAAGAATCTTTTTTGAAATTAAATGATATTATTTTACCTTACGTAAAAAAACATATGTCAGCACCATACGCAATGGAATATGTTAAAAAAGGAACTCAGTTGGACGATGATGGTCCAAAGACAGAAGTAATAAGAGTAAAATAATCTTGACTGTTTTTAAGTGTTTATGTATTTTTTATACATGAACATATTTGTACTTGATAAAAATCCAAAACTTGCGGCTCAACAACATAATGATAAGCATTGTATTAAAATGATTTTAGAACACACGCAAATGCTTTCTACTGCTATTCGTGTTCATTCAAACGATACTGTTGATGGTGTTTATAAGAAAGCACACTTGAATCATCCTTGTAGCATTTGGACACGAAAAAGTAGATCAAATTTCTTATGGCTTTGTGAAATGACAGAAGAACTATTCCAAGAATATACACGTCGTTATGGAAAACAACATAAAACATATCCTATTTTTCAGCTATGCAGGAATCATGCCAACCTTATTCCAGATGGTGAAATGACAGAGTTTGCACAAGCAATGCCACTTGAGTATAAAAATCCAGACGCTGTTACAGCATATAGAACATACTATATAAAAGATAAAAAAGAATTCTCTACTTGGAAACTAGGAAATACTCCCAATTGGTGGATTGTTTAAGTCTTTACCATATTCTGCTCTTTGACTCCAAAGAGACATCATATGTTCATCATCATATATCATACTCTTATATGGTTCGTCCCAATCTTCTGAAATAGTCCAACCAAGTTTTTCCAACTGCTCCTCCAAACAAACACAATATATTGATAGCGCATGTTCATCTATAGATTCTTGATGGTTTTTGAAATTTTCTGGATCGAGATTATTCAATGCTTCTTCTAAAGCAAGCTCATAAGAAAGAGAATTCAATTCTATCTTTTTATTTGGATCTT